CGTCCGCGTCGCCATAGTATACCTCGTCTTCAGTCTCATAAACCACATACATATAGAGCACCGGCTCGTATCCGGATGCGGACATCTCCGGCCTTACCCTCACCGAAATCTTGATCGAATTCTTCAGGGACGAAAGACCGAACTCCTGGTAAGCGTATGCAAAATGACCGAGAGGCCCTATCTGTATGCCGAATCCCACGAGGTAATTTGCGTGCTCGGAAAGCAGCCATCCCCCCTGACCATAGGCGCAATCTGGATTGACAGCAATATTATCTACGTGCCATGGAGCCTTTACCGTCACCTGCCTCCGAGCCGGCTCTATTTTCGAGGTATAGTTCCCGACCGGCCACAGGTCGGCCACGCCCATCTTGCCGACGGACTTGGATATACCAGACATCTGGAAGGCTGCCGCAGCTCCTCCGCCGGCCGGAACGTAGTACCCGTCTATCCGGACTTGCGAAGCATCGAAATCCGTCTCGCGGTATACCAACCAGCGGGCGCCGCTGGCGGTGATGGTTGCGTGGAAGGAATCCAGCACGTAGACAAGCACATCGTAGACCGTCTTTCCGGCCATATAATCCAGGTTCACGTAGACGCTGTCCAGCATATACGGAACGGTGGAACCGTGCTGCTTGATCTTCCACGCGAAATCGATCGGCCGGTCACTGCCGGTGAAGGAAAGAAGGTAGACAAACATCTCTCCGATGGTAATGTCTCCCTGGGCTTCGAAGTTATTCAGCTTGAGTTCGCCGAGGCCATCAGTAGCGACAACCTGCACGTCGTATGGTGGAGCGATGCCCGGCTCGGAATAGAGTTCAGTGGAGACGAAACCTGTCCAGATGGTGACATTGTTCCGGACCAAGTCCACCCTGAACGCCTTCGGATCCGAAGTGTAGAGCTCAGCGAACTCCCCGTTCACCTGGCACTCGGACCAGATTTCCAGCGACGTGCCGCTTACCGGGCCGCTCTTCTTCTTCTTGAGCACCGGAGGTCGGCCGAGGCTGCGCCGGATCACATCACCGGAATACCCGTCCAGCAGGATATGAATCTCTGTAGCGGCCCCATGAATGGAGTCGAAGACGAACAGGTATTTGGTTTCAAAAGCCATAGCGCGCTAAGTGGTGAGACGGTTCTTCTTTTCGGTGTTGTTGATGACCGCGACAAGCTGGTCGCCGTCAGCCTGCAGGGTGCCGGTGACGTTCACATAGACATCCCTTTGCTCATAGTCCGATGTAAAACTGGAAGACGAGCCGGAAGTAGCTATGCCTGCGCTGGAAGAGTAGTTGCCGTTGGCGATGTTTGAAAGGCCCGCCTTGACCGCCGTACCCAAGGCGACAAGTGCAACGCCCGCCGCGATAGCAACATAGGGGTTATCCAGCGAAAGGGCCTCTTTAATACCCTCGGAAGCCATGCCGGTAGATATTGCTATTTTACCGATGGCAATAGCCATATCTCCGAAGGCCGACATGGCGGCATTAACAAGATTTCCCCAGGCGTCTTCGCCAGAAGCTAAGTCCACAAAGAGCTGCCCGAAAGCAGCCGCCATATTGGAGACCATGTCAGTGAGTTGATTATTCAGTTCGTCGATGATAGGCTGATAACGGGTCATTTCGTTTAGCATATCATCGATATTTGCCTGAAGCTCCGCGTCGGCCTCGCTCATGTCGATGTCGTCTACATCAATCTCAAGCGTGATGGTCTTGATGTCCTTGATGTTTACATCCAATAGCTTCTGAACATTCTTTGAATATTCATCCCAGAGGGCCGATGTATCCAAGTGGTACTTCTCAAGCAGCTCTTTCTCTTGGCTATATTTCTCGCTGAGCAACTGAAGCTCGCTCTTGGCTGAATCCTCCGCTCTTTTGAGTATGCTTTTCGCAGAATCACGCTCCCTGTCAGCGGCGGCGCTCGCAGCTGACGATGCGCTTTCCGCGGCCTTGGCGCCCTCGTTCTCAATCTGCTGGATCTGCGTTCTTATCTTGAATGTCTCCTGGGCATATTTATTCTCCTGCCGCAGGTAAGCAACGACGGCTTGCTCCAGTTTTTCTCGATCGTCGTCGCCCATCTTGGTGGAATATGCGTAGGCAAGACGCAGGTTCTCCTCAAGTCCAGCCTTTCGGGCGTTGGCGAGCGCGGTCTTTCCCCAGTAGCTATCCAAGCCTCCACTCTTGGCGATAGTCTCCGCAGCGGAAAGAAAGCTCTCTCCCTGCTCAGTGCCAAGAAATTTGAAGAATTCCAGATACTTCTTGCGCATGGCGGCAAGCTGGGTATCCGTTCGGTTCTCCATATTGACACCCATCCGCTGCATATAGTAGTCAATGGTGGTGTCGCTCACCCTGCCAAGGCCACGGGTGGGGTTCTTCTCCAGCTGCTCATATATTCTGAGTAGTTCCTGCCCGGCTTGCACCCTTTCCTGCTCAGAGATGGAGGTATCCTTTATCTTTAGGCGCAACTCGTCAATCTTTCCAAGTTGCTGGGCAAGACTGATGTTATAGGCGGTGCTGATCTCTCCCATTGCATCCGCCGCATCATACAAGTCTTGAGCAAGGCGTGCGGCCTCGCTCATATTGCTAATTAGATTGGTAAAGTCAAGGCTTACGATGGCGGACTTAAAAGTCTCAAAGGCGCCGGTCATTCCTTCGCAAGCTCTTCCCCAGGAATCAGCAAGCACCTGGTTCTGATCCTTGAGCTCATTCAGCGCTTCCCCGACGGCCTTGATAGCCGTTACAACTCCGGCAAGAGCAACGGTCGCCTTCCCAAGGGAGGCAACCATTTTCCCGGCGGCAGAGTTGGCGTCGATTCCCAGTTGTTTAAGGGCGTCTTTTACCTTCTTCGAGCCCTTCTCAAAGTCCCCGGTATCGGCGCCGATGCCGATTTTCATTTTTGGCTCTTTTGCCATATCACTTGCCGAAGTTTATCTTTTCCATAAACGCCCTGGCCGCTTCGTCACGCTCCTCCTTGGTGAGGTGTGCCAGGCGTTCCACCTCTGGATCTTCTTCGGACTCATCCCAGGGAAGCGGCAGAAACTGACGCACATCCCGGATCTGGTCCTTTGGTTTGAGTTGTATGTTAAAAAGGCGGACCCCCACTCCGCGGATCACCTCCGCAACGTGACGCCGGTCCGCCTCCTTGTCTGCCTGCCACGCCACAATCGCCTCCCAGAAGACACCGGGCCGCATCAGGCCGAATTCTGCCGGAGAAAGGTGCAACCGGCTAATTGCCCAGCCGCGGACCATCCCCAGCGTGAGCGTTATTCCCCCTGACTTTCCTTTTTTTTTGAGTTCTCGGCGTCTGCCTCCAGCCAAGCACGGCTGTGCTCGTTGTAGATAGCCATGAACTCCTTGAAATTGGTAAGGCTGAATGCCTCGCCCAGTTTCAGAGGGTCAAGGTTCACCTCGCGGCCTTCCAGCCGCTCACCCTCCTTGACGCACGCGGCGACAAGTGAGGTAATGTGAGTGACGCGGAACTGCTCCAGCTTGGTGAGCCCGCCGATGGAATCATCCCCAATAAGGGCGAGAAAGTTTCCAAGGGCATTCCAGTTCACCTCCACGCGGTACTGGACGCCGCCAATTGTAATGAAGGATTTCTCCATATTACTGGGTTACCTTTGTGAATGCGCCGGTCACCTTGAAGTCTGCGGTATAGGTCGCCTCATCCTCGGAGTTGGAGGACTCGGAATAGCCGGTCATGATGACGGTGCCAGCATAGGCATCGCCGCCAGTACCGCGATAATACTGCGCAGAGATCTCCGCGGCGCTGCCGGTCTTGAGGGACTGCTCCAGCAAGTCGTCACCATCCATGGTAGTGGTGGTGCCGGTGGCGGAGTCAAAGGTGATAAGACCGCTCACCTTGAAGGTCACCTCCTGGCCGACCACGGCGAACTTCTTGCTCCCGCCATCGTCCTTTGTGATGGATTCCTTCACGGTAGGAGTGACGGTAAGGTCCTCCTGAGTACGCCCGAGGCAGGTCTTTGTGCCGAGCTTGAGGGCGATGTTGTATCCAAGTACTCTATCCTGTGACATAGTTATTCAGTGTTTGAATTGGTTTGTTCAACGGGTTCACTCCAGTCGGCGTACTGCTTCAGGGTGTAGTTCATTTCGATGGTCCAGATGCCCTCCTGGCAATCCTTTGAGAAGTCTCCGGGGACGAAGTTGGACTTTCCGTCCCGGAAGGCGGTCTCCACGGCCGACTGGATGGAGGCGGCGGTGGCGTCAGCCTCGCTCTTTTGGTTGCTCACCACGCGGATGGTGGTATCCCCAAAGAAGGCATAGATGCCGTCCTTGTCACGCTGCGCGACGGACGTGATATCATAGACGGCGTAAGGATAAACCTTCGTCTCGTCTTCCGACAGGACCATCGGGCAGATGTTCCGGCAGGCATATACCAGCTTGGCGCGTAGCGAATCAGTCATCGGTCGTATAGTTTATCCTGCTGTTTTACCATTTCATCCTCAAAGGTTGCCATGAACTCATTCTCCCAGCCCGCAACGGCGGCTTCGAAATCGTTGGTAGCCATTTGGCCTTCATTGTTCCTGCGGCGCCTGGTGCCAGCCTTCACGGGATAGTCGAAGCGATGGGAGGAATCCCTGTGCTTCAGCGTCCCATAGTTCTGCCAGTAGGCTTTGAACCAGTCCGGGATGTAGGTGCTTCCGTCGGCATTCTTCTTCCCCTTGTTGAAAAGGCCCATCAGAACGTAGGTGTTCTGCGAGAGCTGCCCCTTTGACATCTTGTAGCGAACAAGTCGCCGCCAGAACTGCTTGGGGAGGCGCTGCCGGATAGCCCGGGTGGTTTTCTTGGCCGCTTCCCTCATAGACGCCTTTGCCATCTTCAAGACGTTTTCAGGCGCCTTGTCAATGCACTTCAGGCAGTCATCCAGGCCTTCTATCTTGTAGGCCATATCAGTCCACAGCGTGAAGGGTGAGGGCGCAGAAGGGAGAGAGCCTGTCGCCAAGGTCAATGGCGGTAATCTCGTACTGCTGGCCCTTAACCACCACCTGCCAGGTGGGGTCCAGCTCCGGAATCTTGTAGATGGTGAGAGAGATATAGTCCCCGCCTTCAAGGTTTCCGATGCTCACCTGCTCACTCACCCGCCGGTCCATATTCGCATATACATCCCGGAACTTGGAGAAGGTGTATTTCTTCCCTCCTTCCCTGTCCTTGGAGATGATACAGCGGTTAATGGTGACAAGCGTGTCAAGGTCGCCGGTGTTGAAGTAGGCCATCAGTGTTCCCCCCATGTCCTAAATGGCCGCAGGAGATTGGCCGCAGCGGTGCGGTCGCGCTCCTCCGGCTGGTCCGTAGGA